ATTATATTTTGGTCAGCGAGTCATGGTAGAAATAGCAGGCAAACCCTGCACAAAGATCACATCAACAACAGACTGCAATCGCTTGGCAATAGCACTACCATAGTTGGTGAACACAGGTACGATCACACTACCAAACTGTTTGCGATACAGATGACACGAACCAGCAGGAATACGACCAGCAGCAATATCAGCAGCATCATCTTTGTTCATACGGATAACACGGCCAACAGTTTGTGCCATCTCGATGATAGGCATTTGACGCAACATGATGCAGTTGGTGAGACCAGGAACGTTGATACCTTCGGACAGAATGCTATAGTGAAGCAGCACAAATTTCTTGCTAGGATCTTTGCCCCACTCGGTCAGAGTGTCAAAGAACTTCTCACGATTGACCTTTGTACGATTAACATAAGCACCGTGCTTAGATGTAATGTGAAGGATGCCAAATCCGCGATCTTCCAACTCTTTGAGAATGTCAGAGTTAGTGAGCATATTCCACATCACTTTGGTGCTGGGAGCAGCAACCAACACCTTAGGAGTTCCATCCAAAGTGTCAAGAATGTCGATGATCATGTTACGATCTGCCTCTGCTGCAGTACGCTTATCGCGGGTGATGTCTACTTTGTAGGTGTCAACTTGCGGAGGAACGATACAACCACCGTCGATGAGTTCTTTAGCAGGAACGTTGTGAATGATGTTTCCGTAGATGCTAGCGTTGTTCATGCCGTTAGCATTAGGATTGGTGTGATGTTTGGGCGTAGCAGTAAAGAAATAGCGCGAAGGTGCGGAAAGAGATGTAGCAGCAGTCGCAACAAAGTGAGACTTTTGAGTAGAATTGTGTGCCTCGTCGAAGTATGCTACATCAACATTCACACCAGCATCAACAACACGGCCAAGAGAATGATAGGTCGTGAAGATGATACGATTGGTGCCCGCATGTTGCTCACACCAAGCAGCAATCTTGTCGGATTTGGTAGAAGAATAGTGATGCGTCTCACCACTATGAACGTGCATCACATTTGCACTGGTGATAAACTCCAGAAACTCTGCAGAGAGTTGTTCAGCAAGCAGGATTCGTGGTGCTACAACAACAGCAACCTGACCAGGATTCTGCACAAAACGCTGCAGCAGATTCATGATCATAACAAGAGTTTTGCCACCACCAGTAGGTACAATCAACTGACCAATATCATGCTGATTCATTGCATCGAGAGCACGAGATTGGTGAGGACGCAGTTGCATAACGAAGTGATTTGTTTGGTATGTGAATACAATAAAGCATCAGGGGGCAGAAGTCAAGCCCTTATTGATCAGTGTTGCTTATCTAAGCTAAAATTAAAACTTATAGTTATTCTTGGTTCGTCAGTCTTTTGTACATAAACTCCATGACTGAGATATGCTGGAAAGAAAATTAAATCATCCTCAAACACATCCAAATTGTAAAATGGACAGGTGTTTGTGTGTTCGATGTTCAAGCGATCATATAATCCAAGCAATTGTCTTTGTCCCTCATAATATAAAAATGATCCAGATGTATTGTAGAATGTTATTCGTGGATGATCTTGATTAAGTTTAAGGAAATAAACACCACTGTAGATTACATCTTGTTCAGCATGTGAGTGTGGTTCTTGATTAGATCCATTCACATAATAATTATACCAAGGCCCATCAATCTTGTAAGAATGTAGTTTTAATTTCCTCTGAGTTGAAAACTCTGAATATTGTTGAGTGATGTATTTTAGAAGTGAAGTATAATCAATCTCGTTATTTTCTAAGCAAGATGAGTGAACATTGCAGTTCCAGTTTGGATGAACATAATCTCTAAAAGTTTGGTAATTATGTTCAATTTGTTGCAAGAGATATTGTTTAGTCTCAATGTCAATTTCTAGTTTTGATTTCCACAAAGGATGAGAAAATAGATGAGTTATCATACTGTTTCAGTCAATTTATCTTTTAACTTTTGCATCGCAGAATAGGGCGTAGTTTTACACAAATCTACTACGTTACCCACTGTCGTGCTATTCTTTGGGGCGTGGAATTGTTTTGTCTTGGTGTTGTAGAATCCCCAGATACAACGACATTCATCACCAAGATTGTAGTCAAACCTACGATCAAAATGAATCCAGATTGCAATAACATTGCTCTTAAAGTCTGTGCGCTCATAGTGATAGCCTTTGGGTGCTTTGTGAAATAACAGTTTCATGAGATTGCCTTAGGAAGACCTACAACAATGAAAAATGCTAAAAGTGCAACAATATCCCAACACTTATGCTGAACCATGTAAGGAAGGGCTAGAGAATTGCCCAGCAAATACAATCGAGCACCAACCACATTATCAACATACAACGTGATGAAGTATGCCACACAAAGTATCAAACTAGAGAGGATTCGTGCTTTGTTTGTCATCGTGTTTGATTACGATACTTTCGTTTGGTATATTTGCTCACAATACTATCAATCACAGGATACCATGGTTCTTTATTGCTAGGGTATCCAAGTTGCCGTGCTTCAGTGAGCAGCAGCATGATACAATTCTCTTCTTCTTGAGTGAGATTGAGGTAATTGATAATACTCGTTTCAGTCATTTCAGTTGATGATAGTGTCAACATTAGGATCAAATGTCACCTCAGTGATGACATCAAACTCATCAGTCATTTTGACATAATTCCAGAGTCCTTCATCCTCATGTTGCTGATAAATGTGAATGAAATTGTCTGCATCTTGTTTCACATAACAATCATCATCAAATGAAGAATCAAGTTCATAACCAGATGCAATCAGTGCCTCAACAAATGTCATTTGATTATCAGGAATGTCGAAGATTTCGCCTGGCATGTCCATGATTTCGTCCCACATGTGCTTTGTTTCGATTACTTTGTAATGATAGGGTGGATCGGTGCCAAAGTCAACCCCTCAAGGATCAGGGTTGCTTATGGTTCACCACTGCTTAGGCAAAGTAAAGTTATAGAACGAGAACTTCTGCCTCTTGACTAACTTAAATGCACCGAACTGGTTAGACATAACGAAACCCTCATGGCCAGGTACAACTTCGATACCAGTATATACAATCTCAGCAGTAACCTGCTCAACAGATCGCAGACTTTCCATGATCAGTTCCTTTGCCTTGGTGATGAGATTGAACAGCAGCAACAGATTGCCATCGATAGCATCAACAGGACGATTATCACGGATGCACTTATTAATCAGAATTTGCAGTTTTGCTACTTCTTTCGCATCAGGGTACTTAACAAAATTGCTAACCACACTTGCAAGACCAAGAATGTAATCAATTCTACGACGACGGGGGCTAGATGTTGCATCAGTATTCACGAAATAAGTTGCCATGAAGTTCTGTTTAAGATAGAACGGAACTCCGAAAGTTGCTTGCAAAGTCTTCATCGTATCGCCTTGATACTCAGTATGACAAGCAAACACAATAGAAGCAGAATTGGGAATGGAATCGAAAGTGTAAGTAATAGTATTGGGAGTAAAAGTATTCGTACCACCAAAACCAATAAAATCACCCTGATAAACACCTTCGATCCTCGGGAAAGTTTCGAGACAAGTGTGGAGAATCCCAGCAACTTTAGGATTGTTGCCATGATGCTTCTCAATGTCAGCATGAGTATAATTGATCTTGACTTTTACCTTGTTGAATACACTTTTAGTGCCAACAAAGAACTTACCATTCTCAGGATTCGTGCCCCACACAATAGCAGGAGCACCGTCCCATTTCACAGTGACAGTAGAACTACGATCACGCAAGAAGTTGATAACATTCTGCACAGATTGCTTGCCAAGCAGTACAGAATCTTCGGGATGTTCGAGATGGGTGTTTTTCATGTCTTTAGTATGGCACAGAAAAGGGCAGAAGTCAACCCCCTGCCCATCATAGTATTTTATGAGTTTAATTGTGAATGATTAAGTTCACTTATACATCTGAAACATAAACGTAGTCAGGATGTTTAGCTTTGAAAGCATCAACTTGGTCTTGTGTTTTCAAGAACACCGAAAGAGTAGTATTTGGGTGTTCCTTAAAGTAATACTTCACACAAATCATGAGTTTTCAGGGAATTGAATGGGTTGATATTCATAACCAAATCCTCGTGAAGATTTAGCATTATTATTCACAATTTTACGCAACTTCTTGCGTTTGTATTCTTCTTTCTTTTCTTCGATTTCTTGTTGACTAACGACGTAATCCATAATTATACAATAAATTGAGAAAGTGCTTGAATAATTTTGCCCTCATTATGAGCGGAAAACTCCATTGTGAGACTGGTAATATTTCCCTCTAGTTTAATAGTAACCTTCTTTGGTTCATTATAGAGTGAAATCGTACCATCTGAAGATTCTACACTGTAAAGACCA